CTAGTGTGCCTCTAACTGGAATGTAGAAATCTTCTTCTACACCAAGAGGGTTGTAGCGCAAGTCAACTCGGCCAGTTTGTTCATCAACAATGGATCCTCTTTTCATTTGAGTGATAACTTTTTGCATGTACTGCTCAACTTCAGCAGGAGCAATAGAGCCAACATCAATATAGAAAACTCTTCTTTCAGGCGAGCGAACGATACGATAAGCCATCATTGCGTCCTCAAGAAGCGTTAGCTGTCTCCAGATACGACGAGACGCTTCCAGAACAGAGGAACCATAAGGGACATATTTGTCATTTCCTAAAATACGAAAATGAGCTAACTGCCAATTCTCAAGCGTCAGGCCGCCTGAATTCCATTGGAACTGAATATAGTTCGGATTTTCTTTGTCCTCGCCTTCTATTCTTTCGACTTCGTGTGAAGGAAGGCCAATAGTTTTGATGATCCCCTTGTTTTCTTCGATATCCAAATACAAAAAGAAGTCACCATACTTACACATTGTTCGACACCAGCCGAATAAGTTATGCTCAACGTTCATGATGTTGTGGTACAGGGAATATAAGACAGCTTTAATCTCTTCGTTTGAACACTTGACATTAAGCATTGGTTGCAATGAAGAGTGGGTTGTCATTTCGTCTGCATAAATATCCAAGGCAGACGCAATCTCTGGTGTGTACTCCATTTGATCAAAATCAGTATACCGTTCTGCACGGCTATGGTTGTTGATCATTGAGTGCTGCATGTTCTGGAATGGGAAATATGTAGAACGAGTAAACTGCTGCCCACTTGCAGAACGGAAACGTGATGCAAACTTGTCTAATTGGTGACGACGTAAACGGCGACCAGTTTGACTTCTCCTGTTGACCATGGGACCAGAGAACAACCTTGTAAGTTGTTTGTATAGCTCTGACCTTGGATTTCTCGTATTTCTTCCTCTTGCCATTTATATTAACCCTTCAGTAACCAAATGAATTTACGATACTTTTCTCTTTCGGCATACGCCTTTTCAGAAACACCACCACGATAGATGTGACCGGTCTGGCCAGGAATCGTAGTGTGTATTTTTCTTTCAGTTCGACCAATAGACATAACCATTGCTTTCTGGTATTCTATTTCAGTTTTGTTGACAGTGATTGCCGTATCGCGGACCCAGCACGCAATTGCAAAAGCCATGATCAAATCGTCGTGATATGAGCGCATTGCTTGTGGTTTTCCGTTTTGCCAAATGAATGTCTTGATTTCATCGACAAACCTAGATGAATAGGATTTCACCATTCGGTTTCTAATGAATTCTTCCATCTTTGCGATAATCAGCGGGCGCGTCTTGGATGATGTAGTAAAACCTGGAACTACATTACTTGTGTGAGCCGCCATATGGCTTTCAACATATTCGTGAGTCGACTTGGCCGCATAATACATGTTTGGGTATTCTAATTCTTGCAGCTTTTCGATGACAGAAATACCAAGATTGTTAACCTCAACCACAAGTAGGCAGTTACCATATTCTTTGCCGGTGCTCGCCAGCAAGTGTGAGAAATCACTCAAAGAAGGTTTGCCTTGATACTCTGCAACAATTTCCATCTTTTCTGCTTTGACAACGTGGAAAACGGAACTATCATTTCCATCACCTCTCGCAACGTCGGCACATATGAAGTAAGTAAACTCTTCTATTCTGTTTTCCCAAATCCATAAATTGTGATCAAAGCCGGTTTTGTATTCTGGTTCTTTGGTCATTTCAAACAAATGTGCAATATCTTTCGGACTGATAACAGTATCGCCAGAAGCATTGAAGGAGCATTCAAGCTCTTGTGCAATCTGGCGAGGGGGCATGTTTCTGGTTTCGTTTTCGAACCAAGATTGATCACGTTCTGGGTGGATATTCCAAAGTAGTTTGATTGGGTTGAAAACGTTTACGCCGTTTTCGGCGGACGTATAATTCCTGTGAAACCAGTTGCCAACGCCATTCGGAGTGGAAAGGGCGATACAACGCCCACCAGTCGACAAGGTAGGATAAAGAGCAGCCCACAGGTCATCTAGGCCGTCTACGTGGGCCGCTTCGTCCACGATGAGCATCGAGAGTGCTTCGGAACGTCCGGCGTCACTAGAGCTTGCTGATGCCTTCATTTCAGAGCCATTCTTTAATCTGAATTCATACCTGTTATCGATTGCAATATCTGAAATCTTCATCCACTTTGGAAGGCGGTCATACATTTGGCGAACTTTCTTCAACAAGTTACCGGCAGTATCTCGCTTTGTGGCGACAACCAGAATGTTTTTGTCTCTATAAAACAAAAGCATCCACAGGGCATACCCTGCGACTGTGGTGGACAGGCCAAGCTGGCGTGCCTTCAGCGCAATATTGAAACGATGATTACCAAACTCATGAATAACATCTTCCTGAAACGGGAATAAGTTAAAAGGAATGACACCACGAGTTGGGTGGGAAATCCTCACATAGTTCTTGATGAAGTAGGCGGGATCTTTACCGCACTTCATTAGCTCGTGGGCTGTTTGTTTTTTAGTTAGTCTTGCCATCAGCCTTTTCTAGTATCGTTTGGAGCTTTCTTGCCGCCCCAACCACCCTGTTCGACAAAACTCTTAAAGCTTGATTCGATTGAATCGCGGGATTCACCCTTGATCGGCTCGCTATCAATATTTCCGATTACATAAAAACAGTGTGCTTGAATATCTGTACGGACTCTGGAAATGTATTGAACATTAATCACAGGCTCATCTTCCATCTTCAAACTAAGACTGTCGCTAGTAATCTTCTTGTATTCTTTTTTAAGGAACTTGACAATGCTTGCAAGACGCTGATTAACATCGTCTTCAAACCCAGGCTTGTGGACTTCGGAAATCTTGCATTCTGCTTGGTATTTCAAGCAAAGCATATTTCCATGAAAAGAAACAACAAACCCATCAATAACACGGGAGTCCAAAATTGCATGACCCTCGTCTCTCTTGAGTCCGATTTCTAATTTCTCGCCTTTGTCGTCAAGCGCGCCGTCATATGCGTTAGCAGCAGCTTGTGCGATTCCTCTAATAATATCTAAAGTTGACATTTTGTTTTATTCCTCTTTACTTGGCCGCCAGCCAGATTTCCAGCGTTTTTCTCGATCCTCTACCCATTGGATATAACACATCCTGCAACACTCAAACTTGTTCATATAAACGCTGTCTTTCGTGTCAAAAGAATATTTATTGCAAACCGGGCAAATTCTCTCTTCAGCTTCTCTACTAAGTAGTTTTTTCGAAATTAAAACGCCGTCTGTCTCTTGGCGTTCATCCTTCTCCATAGATTTTTGAAGCTTCTTGTTTAGAGTTTTAGATTGTTCTAAAAACTTCTTCTCTTTCTCTTCGCCCCATTCTGAAGTTGGAGTCTTTATGGCATCAGGCCCATACTTCTCTTGAATTGCGTGCTCAAGGCGTGCAATATTATGAGTATTGTTAGTTCCGTAGGTGCCCATTATTTAACCGCGTCTGACACAGCATAAGCAACACCAACGCTCAAACCGGCAGTTGCCAAGGCGGTTCCGATAACCGCAACAGGCACAACCCAATCAGGGCGTCTCTTTAAAGCTAGTTCCTCCAATCTCTCAAGATGTTCTTGTTTGATTGCAAGAATCTCATTACTTCTTTCAACCTGAATGTCTAAACGCAAAGTTGTAAGTTCAACCTGCTCTTTTAGATCGAGCGTCTCAAGATGATGTTTAAAGCCAAGCTCTGTTTCCTGCAAAGAAAGAGCGGTCTCTTTATCTGCTTGTATTTTTGCCAGTAAATTAGCAAACGAATCCTCACTGAAGAAAAACCCTTTTTCCGGAGCTTCTTCACCCTGCTCAAATACCCTATAGTCTTGGCCATACGCTGCCGTTGGGAACATCAATGTAGCAACTATCAGCAACTCTTTAATTGATTTCATGAAAACCAAATTCTTCCTCCAGAATTTTCTTCATAATATCAGAATCTTTTCCAAATTCCTTCTCTAATATCTTAACCCGTTCAGCCTTTTTGTCAAGAGCTTCTTTAACTTCCCTCTCCCTTTTCTTGAGAAGTTCTTGTTGTTTGAGTTTTTTCTGTTCTTGAATTCTAGAGATTCCATCAAGCTCTTTCTTGTGTGTGTCCTCGATCACTTCTCTCTCTTTTTCATATGCAGATGAAGCAGCCTCCATAACTTTTAAAACCCTTTTCATCGCCTTCTGATCTTGCAAAACCCAAGCAAAAAGCGCCCCGACTGTAACAACAATCGGGACGTACCAATATACTTTGAGCCATGCAAAAACTTTCTTTGAAAAAGCTTTGAAAGTCAGCCAAGTAATCACTGTTTACATTGCCCTTCTGTATTCAATAACCATGTCAGCCAGACCTTGAATACCTATGTAAAGCAAACAGATTTGAATCCATTCAGCACCAGTGATAAATTGTAGCCCCATAAATACGGTTGCGACAGTCCACACTAACAGCTTTCTTGATATTACTTTTTCTAGAACCCTGTCTAATACGCCATCCTGTGCGATGACTTTTTCAATTTGCGTTTCTTCCATAAGGATAAAACCTCCCATACAGTAATTACTGTTGTATGAACGCATATCCATTTTTTTTGGTTATATCGATCGTCATATCAACAACGTCTTTCAAACTCTCCAGATGAGAAATAAGAATAACGATCTTAAATTTTGTTTTAATCATTTCCAGCATTTGAGAAAACGACTGAAGGTGTTCCTCGTCCAAGAAAACACCCGGTTCATCGAGAATCATTACGTTGGAAGTCGGCAAACTTGAGACAGTCAACAAGGCTAAACGAATTGCCATAGCTGCCATTGTCTTTTCAGCACCAGACGCCATAGATAAAGCTCTTGGTTCATATTTTGGATGTTTAATAAAGATGTCCAAACGATTGCCATTCTCCTCAAAGAAGACTTCAAAGTCGGTCAAGTTAGCAAGAATCTTCGCGATCTCTTGATTCAAGATTGGCAGATTCTTTTTAATGATATCGTATGCAATTCCATTACTATGCATGCAACGCATGAACAAATCATAGGCAGCAAATTCAGTCTGGAGTGTATGATACTCTTTCTTCAATTCTTTAAGGTTTTCAAGTTTCTGTGATAGCGAACCACCTTCGCGATGAAGTTTCAAAATCTCTTTATCACAGTTTTCCAAATTGTCTTGACATTGTTCAGTCTGATTTGAAAGAAACTCTTTCTTCATAACTAAGGCTTCGTAATTCTCAATCACTTCTTTGTTTACTTCATATTCCTGTTCTTCTGTCTTCAAACCTTTGAGAACGGAATTTAGCTGAAGGATTTTTGATATGTTTCTTTCAACACCCAACCTTGTTTCACTCAAAGTCTTTTCTTCTTTGGTCTCGATATTCACCAATGCCTCGTATTGTTCTACCTTGAGGCGCGGCTGCTCCTCACTAAAAAGCTCAACAGCTAGTTCGCGCATTTCTAGAGTCTTTGTGTGAATAGATTTTTTGATATCTGGGATGTGAGTTTCAGCCACCACCGCATCACGGATGAATTTACAGGTTGGAAACTTATCCCCACAAGGCACTTGGGAAAGAATTTTCTTCTTCTTTCTCTTTCTTTCAAGGCGCTCTTCCAGTTCAATAATCGAATCTCGCAACGTATCAAAAGCGTCCCCCCTTGCATCAAGGATCTCAACCTTCCTATACATCTCTTCGTGATCGATTTCAGAAATAGACTTTTTAGCCTTCAGGAGTATTTCTTCTGAATCTTCTATTTCCTGCTCAAAAGTTCTGTTTTGGTCTTTCATAGAGGATACACTTATCTCTGAATCTTTGATTTGAGTACGAATCGAATGAATGTCAATAATCTTCGTTGGAGCATTATTGATCTTCTGTTCCACGATACTCAACTCATTTGACAGTTCTTCCAGAAGTGTCTTGTGTTCTGCACAAAGACCCTCTTGATGTTCTAGAGCGGAAGCTTTTTTAAGAATCTCTTCTTCGACTTCGTTTATCTCTTCATCATAATCTCGATCTTCTAACCTTTTTAAAGCGCCGCGAATGTCGACCGAATCTTCTTTGGACAATCTGAACTTCTTTTCGAAGATCTCCAAATCTAAGAATTTGGCAAGAATCTCTTTCCTTTTAGTAGAACCTTCCCGAATGAATGCGAGACTATCCAATTGAGTCGACATACTTGTGTACATGAAGTCCTCACTTGAGCCAAACATTTTACGAATATTCTTGTCAGTATCATTCCTCGTCAGACCATTCAAACTTACAACCTCGCCGTTCTCATCAATCTTGTAAAATTCTAATTCAGTCTTTGCCTCCAGGGTTGTTTCCCCTTTGAGCTTCTTTGTGTATTTAGCTGACTGACGAGATATGTAATATCTTTCGTTCCCAACGGAAATGGAGACCGTACCAGAGCCTTCGTCGTGGGCTTGATTAATTACATTCAAGTTCTTTCTTTCGTTCTTCGACGTCGTGTTGAAGAGGGTGTATAGAAGGCTGTCAACAACACTGGATTTACCCGAAAAGTTCTTTCCAAACAATCCAACGATGCCGTTCAATTTCGTGAAGTCCAGTGCATTGCCTTCCCCATAATTAAAAAGAGTGTCCCATTCTAGATCATTAATTTCCCAATTGATATTTCTAGAAATCTCCTCACCTTCCTCGGCAATTTTGGCATATTTCCTGTTCAATTCGAGGACTTCGGCAATCAAGTTCTCTTCGACCTCATAATCGCCCAAGTATTCGCGAATCAATTTCTCTTGAACTGCTGCATCGCGAAGATTCAAGTGCTCAACATCTGAAATGCTTTTGGAAACGTCTACTCGATTTGAAGCTCGATTTAGATAGGCCACGCTTTCTGGCTTGAACTTATGTTTAACAACATCAACAGCACGTTTGATTACATCAAGAGAGGTGTTTGTTTCCGAGACTATTCTTATTCTCGCTCCGAGTGGGATTGACAGCTTACGAGGCAGGCGTCCCTTCGGTGTCAACGGGATTGAAACAAATGGTTTCGGATTCGACACGGCGATGTGGCGGCATGTAAAATCTTCTTTTGTCTTGATCTCCCAAATCAACAACCCCTTGTCGTTAGTCTCGCCAAAGTTCTGTTGCACAGTCGAACCGGGATATCTACATTTCCCTTCAGTGTCAACAATCTGATTTGTCTTGTGAAT